GGTCTTCGTAGTCATAGGAAATGTCGATGATATTCTTCTCGGCGACTCCGGAAAAGACGCCGTACACTTTGGGGAAGTGCGCGCACCCGCTCTCCGACAGCAGGATCGATGCGAGGGACCCCACGTATGCCGAGTTGTGTGCGGACTGAAGGCGCGCGCTCCGGGTATCCTCGCTGTGCGGCAGTCCGGTGCCCGCATAGTCGCCGCGCATGACATTGTACGGTGAGTAGAGCATGGATTTCTTCAGATGAATCTTTTGCTCGACGCCGGCAGAGTATATGCGGTCGGGTGCCGATATGGTCTGGATGCCGTATCGCGACTTTATGCCGAATGCGTAGGGTGTGCGCACCGTCTCCATCTTGAAGAGTTTCTGGATGCAGGGGAAGTAAGGTTGGATGCGGCGAAGACCCCACTGCGCCTGCGCCTGCTCCTGAAGGCTCTGGAGGTTTGTCTGCTTCTGGACGTCGATAGAACAGTTTGTCGTACGGAGGTCCGGAACATGTTTCGGCGTTGGCGGCATTATGTTTACATCTGAAACATCAAAGCACTGTTTTTACGCTCGCGCTAGCTGCCGCCTTCCGGTGGACCTCGAGCTGTCGGTCGCTGTACTTTACGGTCATATCAAGCAGAGAACCCTCTTCAGGTACCCAGTAGTCGAAGAGGTTGCCAAACATGTAGTTGAACACGTACTTCATCTTGTAGGAGATGTCGTCCAAAAAGACAAACACGGCAAACATGAAGAACATGCCGCTGGTGTACGAGTCGACGAAATCTTCCAAACCCTTGCGGATCGGAATGATCGGGGCGGCAGTGTCCAGATAGTACGTCAACCAGAAGGCCGACAGAGCAATGATGATAAGTTCAACGGAAATGTCGTAGAGATTGAAGAGTATACCCTTGTCTTCCCAGACTTTCAGCTTCTTCTTTTCGGGGTCGTCTTCTGCCCACGGGTCGTACGGGTCGAAAGAGTACCACAGAATATACGACAGGACTGCGCCGGCCAGAGTGTATACCAGCGCAAAGATAGCAATATTGCCCTTCACGCGCAGCGAGTCGTTGCGCGTCAGCATTTTTGAGTGTATGCTGTACGCGTAATCCTCTGCTTTCTTGCCCATTGTATACAAGCAGCAAAAAATAGAGGTCTACAGTGTAAGAGAATGAACTTTAACATTCGAAAGTTCAACATGAACGTCATCAAGGAGAGGTGTGCGCTCGACTCGCGCAAGTCTCCCATGATTGTGATCATCGGCAAGAAGGATACCGGAAAATCCTTCTTGGTCCGCGACATTCTGTTTCACACCCAAGAATGTTTCCCTATTGGGACCGTCATTTCCGGTACAGAGGTCGCCAACGAGTTCTTTCAGCACATGGTCCCCTCCAAGCTCATTCACGACAAGTACAAACCCGAAATCATCATGAACGTTATTAAGCGCCAACTAGGACTGAAGCAGCAGCGCAATCTTTCCAAATCGTCGACTATCGATCCGCGTACTTTTTTGATTCTGGACGACTGCCTGTACGACGCCTCGTGGATCCGCGAAGAGTCTACGCGCTACGTCTTCATGAACGGCCGCCACGTCGATCTTTCTACTATGATCACCATGCAGTACCCTCTCGGTATCACGCCCAATCTGCGCACCAACGTGGACTTTGTCTTTATTCTTCGCGAAAACATTCTGGGAAACCGCAAACGTATCTACGAAAATTACGCAGGTATGTTTCCGACATTTGAAATGTTCTGCCAGTTCATGGACCAGTGCACCGAAAATTACGAATGCCTCGTCATCTGCAACTCCAGTCCTTCCAACAAATTAGATGATCAGGTGTTCTGGTACAAGGCCAGCGATCACCCACAGTTCCACCTGTGCTCGGATTCGCTATGGGCGGACAACAAGCCCTTCATGTCCACTATGCTGTCATCGGGCGAGTACAATCCGGCAGACATGGCGAGTTCGCGCAAAGGACCTACAGTGTGGGTCAAAAAAGGCGGAGACGGCGGGTCTGGCGGAGGCGGCGGGGGCGCGAGCGGCGGAGCCGGGCGGTTTTAAACTGCACACACAATAATGGACGCAGACTACGAGATACTTGTCTTTGAGCACAATTCCATGTACGATTCGCGCGATGCCAATAGCAAAAATGTTTTAGACGTGTTTTTGGAGACGTGCCGAGAGTATGTGAACCCCGAGTATGTCAATCAAAATTACACAGAGTTCCATTCGAGCAGCAGCTTTGTATCGTATGCCGACCGATCCGGAAACGACAAACCGATGCTCGTGATTTTAATCGGAACTATAACTGACGAAATGGTCGTCGCAATACAGGACGGACTGAAACAACTGTACGTCTGCTAATATGACCAGTTCACGAGATAACTCGCCTCGCTGTACGCGAACCACTCGATTGCCGCAAAGAACTTACTGTGGTCCAGCGACGTCCATACCGTTGAATCGCCCTCGTCCTGCTCAACCTCGTCCCACGGCGGAAATGCCGTCAGAAACATCACAGCATCCACAGTCGTTTCGTGTTTCGCAAACGACCGTGTATACTCGTACAAGACATGTCCGCGCAACTGAATGAACCTGCGATACTCTTCGGGAACGATCGGAAGGTGCGTGAGGTCAAAGTCTTTTACACCGTTCTTCCGCAGAAAGTAGTGTCTCCCCGTCTCTTGGCACACACTCAAAGCGCACGCAATCCACATGTCGAATCCCATCTTTGTTTGAGGTTTCAGACACGTGAAATCGCGCATCCGTTTTTCTTTACGCATCGCGCATCGCGCCCTCAGACGGGTGGGCGGGAGCAGACGCCGCTGCCAGAACCTGCGAGAGCGTCTCGCGCGCAGAGGTAGGCGCGTCAAGAATCGACGACCCTGCGCCTGCTGCGGCTGCGCCGCCGCCGCCTTCATTCGCCAAGCGCCGCCTGGCGTTCTCCTCCTTCTGCGCCTTGATGGACGTCTCGCGCTCCTCCGCAAAGAACAACTCGCGATTGGCCTCGTTCTCCTTGTACTTGCGCATGATCTCGTTGAGTTGGCTGTTCGCGTACTCCACGTTCTCCATGAGATGCTCCGACGGTTCCCACGGCAGCCAGCAGCCCACGCGCCCAATCATGAGATTGTCCTTCGGATACTTGCGCTGAAGAACCTTGCACCACAACTGCGCCTCCTCGTACGACGGGAACGAGCGCCGCACCTTGACGCCACGAATGTTGCACTGGAACGAATTCTCGCGGTCAAAGCGCTCCTGGAGCTCCTTCTCGTGCTTCAGCAAGAACACCTGATACTGCTCGGGGACGTCCGTCTTCTTGATGTCGTCGCGATGCGTCTTCTCAAACTCGCGAAAGTCCTTCATGATCTCGTCAATGTTTAGGGAATACTTCTTGGAGAGGTATGCCACAAAGTGCTCGACGCCCTTGACCTTCCACTCGTAATCCATCCACTCGATGAACTTGGTGAAATAATACTGACTCTTCTGGGCGATAACCTTCTCGGGCGAGAGGAAGGACACGATGCAGTACCGCTGGTTAGGCAGCTCGGGATCCTCCTCGAGGTAGTCGACAATACCATCCTCATCGCGCGTGGGAAGCGTAACTTTCTTAGATCCTGCTGCTGCTTCTGACGACGCCATTATGAATGTTCGCGCGGCGTTTCTTAAAATGGCAACGCGGCGACATGCCCGGCGCGGAAAAATCTCTTAGGGGTAGTACAAACAAGCAAATGTGGGTTCTTGCAGTCTACGCGGCAGTTCTCTTCTACGTCCTGACTCCGGGCGTCTTCCTCTCGCTCCCTCCGGGTGCGTCGCGCGCGACCGTCAACCTGACCCACGCCGTCGTCTTTGGTGTTGTCCTCGCCTTCACGCACAAGGCGGTGTGCAAAGCGGTCGGTGATCGCATGTAAAGTATCGTCTTAAAGTAATCAGTCAATGCCGCAGTTCAAGGACTTTATTGATACTGCGGTCGTGGCAAAGTTCAATTGGACGTGGGGATCCTTCTCCTTTCTTCCAATCGTATTCGGTGTCGCTATGGCCCTCGTCGACGTCGTGATGATGTTTACTGCAAAGTTGGTTCATCTCGGTGCGGTTTCGTACAGCGTAGGTCTCCCCATCGCAATGGCAGCGTACGCCGTGCAACCGTACCTCTTCATCAAGGGCATGAATTATGAGGGCATGGCGACGATGAATCTTATTTGGAACCTTTCGAGCAACGTAATCATCACGCTCGCCGGAGTGTTTCTCTTCAAGGAATCCATTCGGGGCCTGCGGTGGTTGGCGATCCTGATGAGTGTGTTCTCGCTCGGACTGTTTGCGTACACCAACTAGTATTGAAAAATTATCCTGGAATCAGTATAAACAGATGAACTCTGACGCTTCTTCGCAAAAGGCGCCCGCCCCCGCCCCGCCCATGTTTGGCATTGACGTCGCCGACCTCGTCAAGCGCCTCATCAAGTATGCCCTCGAGGGTCTCGCCGTCGCCGTCGCGTGCTACCTCCTTCCGGGCAAGAAGCTCCAGGTCAACGAGATCGGTACGATCGCCCTGACGGCGCTCGCGGTCTTTGCGATCCTCGACATCTACGCGCCGAGCGTCGGTTCGTCCGCGCGCACGGGTGCCGGTTTCGGTATCGGCGCGAACCTCGTCGGGTTCCCGGCGCGCTTGTAGGCGCTTCTAATGCGGCGCGCTTGTAGGCGCTTTCACAGTAAACGCATAAGGTAAGTAATGTTTTGCTACAAGGGTGAGTGGTTTGTCCCGCCAAACGAGACGCGGCAGTCTCAGCAAGTCACGTGGGCGTTTGCGAAGAGCGGAGAGTCTATGAACAAGGCAATGCAGAACTGGTATACCAAAGAGCGAAAAATAGCGTCTTTGTTGTATCCGTTACAAGATAAAGATAAAGAATGCTCGGAGACTACGCTTGGAAAGCGCTCCACGCGGCGTTGATTACCCTTGTAATCATCTTTGCGTTTGTGACGTTTTTCTGGGCGTTTCGGGGATTTCTTCCCGCGAGTCGGCTGGTCCGGTCTCCGCCCGGAACAGGCGGCGTGTCCGACGAAGCAGATTTCAATTTCTACTACGTTACGTGGTGCCCTTTTTCCGAAGACGCCCTTCCGCCTGTAAAAAGTCTAAAGACGCTCGTGCAGGGCAGTCTGTACGGCGGACGGAAGGTCAAGGTAAACCTCATAAACTGCGAGATCGAAACGTCAAAGTGCCGCTTGGCAGGTGTGGATTCCTACCCCACCTACGTTCTGTCGGCGTCGGACAAGACGCGCAACTATTCCGGCCCGCCCAAGACTGGGACCTACGAAGAATTTTTAATAAGCGCGCTGGGCCCCAAGACTACGCCTCCGGCATAATCCACCAAGAAGGCCCGCATCGCCGCGCGTCCCGATTCAACGACCGCAGAGACGCTGTCTGGGGTCGCCCAAACGTCCATCGTGAGCGTGTCGTCGTCCGCGATCAGGCACGTGCGGTCCGGGTAGCGCTTTTTCGTATCGTAGACCGCTCGGCTCGAGACTCCCGAAATAACGACATCCGAAAAGAACTTGGACGGAATGCTGCGCGTCGTCAGTACGAAGAATGTGCGCGCGCGATCGTGGGCGGGTATGCACTGCGCAATGTCGGAACACAGGACACCTCCGTCGATAAACCGTTTTCCGTCAATAACGTGCGGCGTAAACACTACGGGCAGCGAGATCGACGAGCGCACGGCATCCCACACCTTCATAGATTTTCCAAAGATGACGGACTGCACCTTTTCCACGTCGGTTGCGATGATGCGGAGAGGAATGCGCGCATCGCCGATGCGCAGCGTGTCGAAATCAAGACCTTTTCTCTTCGCAAAGTTTTGGCGCATGCGTTCGCGAATCACGCTTCCGTCGTCGAGACCCTTCGACTCGGAATACGCGTTCTTCAGCGAAAGAATCGTGAGGGGTGCTAACGGGACATCGACCCACTCTGCAAAGATCTCGCAAATATCGGCCGCCGAAAATCCAAAGGCGACATAGGTCGCAATGATGGACCCGACGGAGATTCCGTAGACACCGCCGCAGAACGTTTCGCAAAGATCCTTCGACGGAAATTCAAGCAGCGCTCCTACTTGGAGCGCTCCTCGCATACCTCCGCCGTTCAAAGCAAGAATCATTAGGGTTCTTTTCTCAGAGTATGAAAATGCTTCGGGCGCGTGACCTGTGGAAGCAGACCGAAGACCAACGATCTGCCAGTATGCAAGCAATGCGCCCCGTACTGTCCACGCTGTTCGCACAAGTCAAGACCCACGCTGCCACCAACCCTGCTGCGCCCTACATGACCTTTGACGTCCCCTCGTTCGTGTTCGGATACCCCCTCTACAACCACCGCGAGGCCATCGACTACATCAAGGAAACTCTAGAGGAACAAGGCTTCACAGTGTGGGTCGCGTACAACGGCACCCTGCTGATTTCGTGGATGCGCGCCGGATCGGGATCCGGAAAAGGGAGGCAGCTTACAAAAGCGCCGACGAATGATTACCGACCGTTCGTGTACGACGAGTCGGCAATGGAGGCGACGCTCAGCCGCCTGCGTTAGCCCGCGTTAAATTATGACGCATAATACAATGCCGTTCTTCATTTTCAAACCTCTCACTGAAAAACAA